TCATCTTCCCGTTCATGGTTGACATCGCGCAGCTTGATACGGCTGCGACCGCTGCCGACCCGGACGTTGGAGGGCCGCTTGTCTCTGGGTACGATCCGATCTTTCGTGAGCCCGTCATCGTCCCTCCGGGCAGCGGCTCAGGACGCGGCCAAGTCGTGCGCGTCGAAACGCTCGTTCAACTGTTCGCGCAGATCGAACCCGCAAGCGAAGACACGTTGTCGATGCAAGCAACGGGGCGCTCACCAGACTCGCGGACAACGCTCATCTTTCACTTCGAAGACTTGGAGCGCGTTGGCATGGTGGACCTCGCAACCGGGAGGCCTCTGCTACGCGGACCAGGCGATCGACTTGTTGCGGTACGCCACCCAACGACCGGAGCGCTGATCCACTCGTACCCGAACCCGCCTGGCATGTACGCGACAGAAGTGCAGTCGCGAGGCTTCGGGCTCGGGCCTGATCGAAACCTCTTGCTGGTAGTGTTTGAGAGCCGGGACGTCTCTGCCGGTGCTTGATCTGAAGATGGTCGGCGCGTGGAGGCCAGCGAGTAGCCTCTTGCACGCTGCGTCTACTGGCATGACGAAGGCCATGGACAAAGCGGTGCTCCAGATCGCTCACGAGTTGCGTGCTGAGGTGTTGCTAGGCTTCCGCACCCAGGCTCCCGCAGGACGCCCGTGGAAGCCGCTGTCGCCTTGGACGTTGGCTGGTAGGCGTGCGGCTGGGAACAGAGGCACAAAGGCTCGCTTCGCTACAGGAACAACGGTACGCAACATCGTGGTCCGCAGGACCGGAGGCGCGGTGCTCGTGGGCATCATGCGCAGCGCCAGGCACAAGAAGGGCAAGTCGCTGACGAACATCGCACTCGTGCAAGAGAACGGCGCGACGATCCGCATCAAGGTCACTCCCAAGATGCGGCGCTACATCTTCTGGATGATGCGCAAGGGTGGGCTTGGAAAATCAGCGGGTGGCGGGCGCGCTCGTGACAAGTCCACCGGCAGGTTTATCAAGCAGAACGGTGTGCAGGCCAAGCGTCAGCGCGGGAACCGGCGCGGCAAGTACGGACTCGCCAAGGGCACGCTCTTGATCCGCATCCCTGCGCGACCAGCGTTCAAGCCGATATGGAACTCGCTTCGCTTTGGGGCTGCTCGCGCCTACTACCAGAAGGAGTTTGAGCGCTTGGTCCTCAAGAACCTCGGCTCAGGCTTCCTTGGGTGAGCGTGAGAGGCTACACTCCCGGCGATGCCCGTTGTCGTTACGAGTTGCACGCCGAGCTTAGTGCCCACGAGTGGGCGCGTGCTCGTTGACATTGCAGGGACAGGCTTTCAGCTTGCGCCGTTCCCTCCACCGTTGGTGGGGTCTGTTACCCCTCCGCAGCCGCCGACAGTCGAAGTCATAGTGGGCGGCGTCAAAGCAACGCAGGTCGCCGTGATCAGCACGACGCGAGTACTGTGCATCGTGCCGTCTTCGATGCTTCCCATCACCGAACCGTTGAACGGCGAAGGTGCTGTAGACATCGTGGTGCAGAACATCGATCCGCTTGGCGTTCCGATCGTTGGAGAAGTTGACACGCTCGTAAACGGGGTCACCTACCAGCGTGTCCAGCTTGCGGTGCAGACAGACTTTGCGCGCCTGGTCGCGACAGTGATCCTTGAACTGCGGAAGCAGACGATCGCTGATGTATCGCTCACCACGCACACTGATTGGGACGACGACACGGGTGACGCGCTCAACGAGATGCCGATCGCCAAGCTACCAGCGATCGGGCTCACTGGGCCGAACTTGAGCGAGAACAGGTTCTACTCTGAGAACAAGGAGCAGTCGTACCCAGGCCCAGGCCCGAAAGACGTGTTCTCGCAGCGTGTCCCGTACACGGTGGACCTGGAGTTTGGCATCGTGCTCGTGTCAGACAACAAAGTTGAGCACCTGAACCTGATTGCGTTGGTCCAGGGCTTCTTCCTGCGGAACACGAAGATCAGCATGCTCCGCGACCCCGCAAACCCGTCGCTCGGGACCGTCGAGTACGAAATGGACCTGCAAGACGGCGGCGACTTCACGACGACCGCTTCGGGTGGCGCAGAGTCAAATATCCGCTCTGCGGCGGGACAGTTTGTGATCCGAGGCTTCGACTTGGAAGACCACGCTGGCTTCGTGGGCGAGCTTGTGAGTAACCGCACGGCGATAGCTGACGAGGTGAACTTGTTGGCGACTGCACAGCTTTGCCCAACTTTGCCCGTTGGAAGCGTGCAATGACCACTTCCGTGCGGCGCAGTAACCGGCTAGGATGCACGGGCTGGGACTGAGCACGCACGATGGCAACCATCAAGAACCTATCTTTGCGGACGCAAGTGGTCATCCTTGACCATGAGTATTTTCGCACCGCCGAGTTAGGCTGGAAGCGCTTTGTTGCAACGGTTTCTGTCGAGAACGGTGACGGGACCAGTTCGTACAAGTCGGTGGGCAGATCGCAGGCTGGGAGCTTGACGCTCCTGCCTGGGGCAAGCGTTTCGGGCTTGCATGCCGCGATCGTCAAAGTGCCCCAGGTGGCCTCTGGGCTTGCGCAGCGACCCCCGTTGTACTCTGTGTTATAAAGCGACTCTGTGGGGCTGCCAGTCGCCAGCAAGTCGTCAGCCAGTGCAACGGTTGAACAAGGCGCAGGAGCCGCGTCTGGTGACGCAGTGCGCAAGAAGTCTCAGGGCAAGTAACCAAGTCGCGGTCGAAGGAGCAGAACATGGGCGCAGAACTTCTTTCGTCAAAGATCGTACTCCAAGAGGAACAGCCCCGCGTCCGAGCGATTGCGGGCGTCCCGACTGCGATCGGCATGTCGGTCGGCATCGTGGAGCGCGGCCCGATCGGAACCGCTGTCGTTGTGAGTTCTGACCCGGAGTTCGACGCTGTGTTTGGCAGCGACATCGCGGCTGGTTACACACGCCAGTCGGTGCGCGGGTTCTTTCAGAACGGTGGGCAGAACCTTGTGTTCGTTCGTACCGTTCACTACACGGCGATCGGCAACCCCGCGAGCAAGACAAGCCTCGCAGCTACGCTCGACTTGAACACTGCGGCAGCGGCTCCTTCGGCGGGCTCTGTGCTTGGTAGCGTGGTCGGGCCGTTCGTGTTGGCAAACGGCGACACGCTGAACGTAGACATAGACGCGGGCGGGCCTGCGACGGCGACGTTCACTGCGGCTGCGGCTGCGCGCACGGCAGCAAACGCTGGACCGTATGCGCTGGTGAACGGGCAGAACATCACCGTCAAGATCAACGGCGGTCCCGTTCAGACGATTGCGTTCTTGACGGCTGAGTTCGTGGCGATCGGCGCTGCGACGGCGACTGAAGTTGCCGCTGTCATCGCGGCGAAGATCGTCGGCGCGAGCGTGGATTTGAACGGCGGCAATCCGCGCATCACTTCCGATCAACAGGGCACAGGTTCGTCGGTTGAGGTTACGGGAGGCACGGCAAACGGCGCGCTCGGCTTCGCAGCGGGCGTCGTGAGTGGCACTGGCAACGTCGCCAACATCGCAGTCGTGTCGGTCGCAGAAGTGAAGACGATCGTTGAAGCGGCTGTGGCTGGTTCACTTGTGACCAACGTGGCGGGCGCAGTGAAGATCGCCAGCACGACCGTCGGAGTGCTGTCGAGCGTGCAAGTCACAGCGCCGAGCACCGCAGACGACGAGCTTGGCCTGGACAACGCTGTCCACAGCGGTTTGAGCGGTGTACCTGCTCCGACCCTTACGGTGGATGGCAAGTCGGACGGCACCTACGCGAACGCAATCACGCTCTTGGTTCTTCCTGCAAGCGATGCGAAGCCAGAGCACTTCAACTTGAACGTGGTCAAGTCTGGCATCGTCGTTGAGCGCTGGCCGAACCTGTCGATGGATCCTGCGGAATCGCAGTACGTCGAGACGGTGATCAACGAAGCCGACACGGGCAGCCGCTACATCCAGATCACTGACCTGTTGGTCAACCCGTCCAATATCCCAGCGGAGCGCCCTGCCAACTCACCAGGCACGCCTCCTGTCGCGTTCGGCCCCATGACGGGCGGCGACGATGGGCTTGTTGGGCTTGTGGACAACGACTTCATCGGTGATGACACCGGGAAGACGGGCTTGCACGCCTTCGACCAAAGCAACGCGGGGAACTTGCTGTTCGTCCCTGACCGCGTGACGCCTGCGGTGCAGAACGCGATGCTGGCCTACGCAGAAATCTACCGCAACATGGCAATCTTCTGCGTGCTCGATTCTCCGCTTGGACTTGGGTATGCGGCGATGGCTGCGTACATGGAGTCGTCGGGCTTGGAGGGCTCAACCGAGTTCGGTGAAATCTCGTGGCCGCAGATCAAGATCCTCAACCCGTCCAGGCCCATATTTGGGAACACGGCGAACATCGTTGTCCCGGCAAGTGGACACGTCGCGGGCATGATGGCTCGCACCGATGCGTCTCGCGTTGGCGGCGTGTACGAGCCGCCCGCTGGCGTTGAGAAGGGCCGAATCATCGGCGCGACCGGCGTGGAAGACGAAGCGGTGTTCGAAGAAGCCGTGCGTGACTTCGTCGCAATCCACCGTGTCAACCCGATCACGAAGCTCCGTGGCTTTCCGATCGCGCTTGACGACTCGATGGTGCTCAAGGGCGGCGGGAACTTCCCGTCCATCAGCGAGCGGCGCGGCGTCATCTTCATCGAGCAGTCGCTCAAGGATGGAATGCAGTTTGCGCGTCAGCGTAACAACGATGAGCAGTTGCGTGACGAGATGGATCGCACCACGACGGGCTTCTTGATCACGCAGATGCAGGTTGGAGCGTTCCGCACCAAAGATCCCGAGACTGCGTTCTTTGTGGACACAAGCGAAGCGCTGAACCCGCCGAGTCAAGTGTTCGCCAACAAGGTCAACCAGCGTGTCGGCTTGGCGACGCAGAAGCCATCGCGCTTCGTCATCCTGTCGTTCTCGCAAGACACTCGCGCACTAGACGAAGAACTGGCAGCGGCAAGCTGAACCGGCGCGTAGCCAACAAGCACCTCGGCGCAAGGAGATCAGAACGACATGGCAGTCATCGGCAAGCCCCGCAACTACTACAAGAAGTTCAAGTTCATCGTGGAGATCGATGGGATTGGCTCTGCCAAGTTCCAGTCGTGCTCTGAGCTTTCCGCAGAGGCCGCAGAGGTGATGCAGTGGGAGGGCGGGGCACTGCTCCCTGAGAAAGACCCAGGCCGCATCACGGTTGCCGATCTCACGCTTGAGCGCGGCGCAACCAAGGACAAGGACTTGTTCAATTGGTTCGGACAGGTCGTCCGCATGTCGCAGCAAGCTGGCCTCGTGACGCCAGACTTCAAGCGGAACCTGAGCATCGTCCAGTTGGATCGCGACAACAGCACCTCGCGCCGCTGGCGCGTCTACGGCGCGTGGCCGAAGAAGATGGTCGTGAGTGCCGGATGGGACAACACGGCAGACGAGAACGTGATGGAGAGCGTTGTGCTCACCTACAACTACTTCGAAACCAACTGAGTGAAAGCCGCCCTCAACGGCGGCGTCCGGTTGCGTAGCAGGTCAGAAAAGGAAGGTTTGACATGAGCAGCAACGAGCGTGAAGTGACGTGTCCGTCCGGTCTGTCGGGCGTTGTGCGCGGGCTACGCGGTGTAGACATCCGTGCGATGTCTGACCGCTCCGCAGTCAAAAGCGGGGCAGCGTTTGAGGCGATGCTGGCGTCGTGCTGGGTCAGCACCACGAACGATGGGCCTTGCTACAGCTTCCCAGATGGCAAGGTTGACTGGAGCAAGGTGCTCGTCGGAGACCGCATGTATGTGCTCCTTCAGATCCGTCTGGCGACCTATCCAGGCGAGCCCTACCCGTTCAAGGTCAAGTGCCCAGACTGCCTCGACCCGATCGATTGGGAAGTGGATTTGAATTTGTTGCACGTGAAACAACTCGCCCCCGCTGCCGCTGACACCTACAAGGCAGGGAACGAATTTCCGTTCAGGCTGGACACTGGCTTGCACGGCTCGTTCAGGCTGATGACAGGCGACGACGAGCGCCGCACGCGGAAGCGAGCGCTGGGCAACGGCGGCTCGGTAGACGTGATCAACGTGCTCAAGGAGCGCATTGTCTCGCTTGAAGGCAAGACCGACCAGTGGTCGATCGAAAAGACCTTGCTCGACATGGGTGCGGCAGAACACCGGGACATGATCGCGGCGTTCGATGAGCATGACTGTGGCGTTGAAACGACGATTGAGGTGCGCTGCGCCTGCGGAACGGAGACGGAAGTCCAACTCCCTTTCGACCAGGGCTTCTTGATAGCGAAGCCGAAGAAGAAGCAGACGGCGACGACGGCGCAGTAGCCGACCAAGACGACGACGATCCGCTGTACTGCGGTGAGCC